TTGGCGTATTCTTCAATTTGATAAATTTAAGTTTTTCGTTAACCACATCTGTAGTCATGAACCTATAAATGTTCTCAAAGTCACCAGCTTTGTTTTGAAAATGCAAACCGCTGGGTACTTCATCACTGCCCACTGTCTTTTTAGTTACACTGATTACTGCATCTTCCTCATATTCACTAATGTTCAATATGATATTAAGCTTGTTCAAATCTGGCATACCAAAAACACCAATAAATTCTGCGATTGGCGCGTTGAAAGCACCCTGCAAAATAATTGCTTTATCTTCGCTCACTGCTTCGATTTTTGTATCTTTCGTGTTGCCTGTGATTTTTACAAAGCCAATACTTCCCAAGCCCTGCGTGTGTGCTACTAGATCTGATAGATAGTCTTTCATAGTTTTCTCCAATGGAATTATTGTATTACATGTATTTAGAAAAATCTAGTCTTGTGTAGATTTTATTTCGCCTAAATTCTGTGCCAACTTTGTGGTTTTTAATTCACCAAGACGTTTACACACTACAATACTGTGATATGAAAATTGATTGTAACTAATGAACTTCATTTGAGTAGAATTAATAATGGGTAGATAGTCATGTAGTGTTAAACAACTGGGATATGGTTCTAATTTGTGCCACCAAATAGGGTCAGTATTAATAACTGCTTGATGCTTGATATTTTCATTAATTAAATGCAATTCCATAGCCTCGGCAGCTTTTAAAATATCAATATCAAAGAAACTAAAAATAAAAGTACCACCCAGACGCAACAGTTGACCTATCTGTGTCATGTACGCTTGTATATTATATCGTGGCAACATGTCAATATGACCAGTTGCAACAATTAACCCAAACTGTCCTTTGGGCAAATCGTCTAAGATTTCTAAACCGAAGTTGTCATAATTATATTTTCTTAGTCGTTTGGAAAAATAAAAGTCATTGTTTAACATGGTTTGATATTTTTCCATTTTAGAATTATTTACGCAGGTATACAAAGGATCATTAGCTACCATAGTATTTAGACATTGGTCTGCTTCGCCCCCTAATATTAAACCAGGAAATTGAAAATTTACATTGTAGTCCAACAAGCCTTGTAAAAATAAAGTCAATTCATTATCTGTATTTAGGTCTAAGTCGCCAGATAGTGGGTAATTAGTAAAAGATTTTGATTTAATGCTGAGATTTTTAGCTAACAAAAGCTGTTTTTCTGATTTAATTCTCTTTATTTCCGCTTTTAGTTTCTGTAAAAACTCATTATAGTCGTAATGTAATTGACCGGATAGATGGAAAATTTCATCTATGCGACCTTGCATAGGGTACAATTCTTTTTTAAGAGCGACTGGAGATATATCATGTAATTGACCAAGCATCTCACTAAATTCGTGTCTAGCATTTGTGGTTATTACTGGAAATTTAGCCATTATACGACTAACTTCTGTCTCGGTTTCAATCAGCTGTCTTAACTGTGCGTCTTTTATTTGTATGCTCATTCGAAACTGAATAGATCGTTAATTTTTGTTTTAGTGGTGGTAGCGTCACGTAGATTCCAGTCCAATATGCCCAAAAGATTGTCAATCTTTTGATCCACGATAGTATCTTCCATTTCCGCATTATCAAAAGGCAGCTCTTTGTACCACTCTGGCAAGTTTAATTGATCAATAGGATAGCCTACACTTGTTAAACCCAAGGGATTATTTTTGAGCTTACAAACAATGGTCTTCATGCCATCAGTGATCTTCATGCTGTGATTATCACCATGCATTCTTCGCAAATTGTTCCAGTTCATAGCTGCTCGAACATGCCCCGGCATATTTGCTTTGCCCAAACGTTCTTCTTCACGTGTAAATTTGGTTAAATTGTTCACACGTTTTGGTGTTCCCATTTGCCAGGCAGGAAGATCGGAAAACTTAGCCTTAAACTCCTTGATCATGTCTATTACTTGTTCGCGATCTGCACCAGTTAATACTTCCATCAATACTTTGCTTAGGAAATCCTGCACAATTTTTGGCGTATCGCTGCGTTTAAGGTCCAGTCCCATGGCTTTAGTTTTACCTTGCTCACCATTGACATCAAGTCGCTTGCCTTCTAGATCATATATCAATACCGCATAACGTTTCTTGGTAATATACAGACCCTTACTGGCAATAAGTTCACGACCACCACGTATCAGCTCACCTAAACGTCTTGGGCAGTGGAAGTTCTGTTCCATAAATGCTGGAAAGCTTTCGTTTACCTGTTCTGCTATGGCATCATACAGCTCAACACAAGCATCTTTGTTCCAGACCATGTCACCGCGTTCAACTGAGTCCTTAATCACGGGCCAGATGCTAAAATACGCACTATCAGTGTCGGCGTATATATTGCTGACACCCACATGGTTGTATTCGCCAGCCACCAATTCATTGATTTTGGCGTTCATGTGTTTAACTACTTGACGACCTGTCAGTGTAGTACTTTGTCCAATGCGAGCATCAAAGAACCTACAGCCTGGATTCAAAATTGCACCATACAAACTGTTTAGGTTAATCTTTTTTACTAGCTGGCGCTTGTCCCAAAACGCTATTTCAGCTTTATCTGTAGCATCTTTCTTTTTGGCCTGTAGTTCTTTACGTTCTGCATACCAACGCGCCAATAATCCCGGCACAATACCATCACGTTCATAACTAAAGATAGTACCATTCGCACTCAAAGTCCATTTATTGTGACTGTCAAAGATCAGTCGCCACAATTCTGCCGCGCTGTGTGTAGTGCTGTCACCAGATTCCCAGTCTACAGTAATCTCAGTGCCGCGTTCCTGATTCATTACGGCAGAGTATTCCAAACTGCCAAACAACCCTTCCCATGCTGCTGCAAAATGCGCGCCGCCATCGATCTTTTCCTGAATATAGTTATCAGTCATTACAGGTCGCAATTGACCCACAATAGTCTCTGGAGCCATATTCAATGCGCGAATAGCCGAAGGATATAGTGAGTTAATATCTATTGCACCAATCCACTCATGCATACCCTTTTTGGGATATGCAACATACGCACCTGCCGCAGGTCTATTGTCATCTGTAGCATATTCTTTGCGGTTTGGAATAATTAAACCCTGAGCATGTGCTTCATTGATAATTGCTTGCTCAGTCAGTGCCACTGCGCTCATGGTTTTTGCCAACAACACCGTGTTTTCATGTGCCAGTTCATTACTGAGATCAATAAATCTCAGCTTCTTGTCTAGTTTAGCCAGCAACATGGTATCCTGGCGGTTATAGTCTATGAACTTTTGAAAGTCTTTGTTGTATAACTGATCCAGTGTGCCTTCATAAGCTACCTTTTTCTCACCTAGCTCATATTCCGAAATAGCGTCCAAGCTGTAACTATGCATTTCATGATAGGTATAGTTGCGATATAGCTGCATGTAGTCCAAATGCACACGACCAAGCAAGTCAAAGGTAGTTTCTTCGTTACCAAATCGTTCAAAGGTTCGTTTACGTGGATTTTGATCCCATAAACAGAATCGTCGTATATCGTTTTTGCTTAATACGCGCACAGTTCTGTTAACAGTGTAGGGAATATCATAGCCTTCACTGTTCCAGCCGCTTAATATGTCAGCATCATCAATTATTTCCAAGAACGTATTAAGTAGATCCGCCTCAGACCTAAAAACCAAACAGTTTTCAAACTTGTTTGCTATTTCGGCCGCAGATTCATCACTAATATGATTGGGCGGTATGACCAGTGTGATTAACTGATCCAACCAATCCAAATACACACTGATTGCAGTGATAGGATTGAAGGGATCTGTAGGCGAACTAAAGCCGCGCTCTTGATCAAACGCGACTTCAATATCAAAAAACGCAGTTTGTAATTGTGGTGCCGCCGCGTTAAGATAGTTCTCACTTAAGCATCGCAATACGGGATTAATGTCACCTTCCCAAATACGATTATTACTATTGATGCGTAGCTCTTTGTGGAACTCTTTGCTGTTACGTGTTGTGAACCTGCTTACCGGCGTGCCATAGATAGTTTGGAATTTTCCACGCGGATCATCGTAGTAGAACCTATATTCGGCAGGATACTCCGTAAATATCCTTTTGCCATCTATACGTTCTACTACATATATACGATCTTCTTCTTTGTTTAGGTAAGCATCAACGTAACTCATTAAACAGTACGTCCCACCGTAGTAAGAATGGTTTCCAGCAATTCGTGATCTTCGGTTTCTTTGCCGAACTCACTTTTCTTAGCAATTTTAATTGCCTTCTTTAGCACGGCAGGTTTAATTTCCATTTCTTCTGCCACTGCTTTGATAGTATCGTTTAGTCCAGCGGTCAAATCCTCGATTTCTGTGAGGACGGAAATCCCTTCATTGAAAAGCTGATTCAGTTTGGCCTTTTGTTCAGCAGTGATTACTCTGTTACTCATTATAAGTCTCCTTTGAAATTAAATTGTATATGAATGTGATGATTAAATCTAGCAATTTGAGCAAAACTAAATTACTTGATATTTATAGAGTAGTGTTTGATGGCACAGCTTCCTGCCGCCACAAGCTGTCTACGCTGCGCAAAAGTTTTAACTCCGCGATCAAACGCGGTGCCCACAATGTCACGCATAACAGCAAATTGCCCAGCAAGTTCTGTCATAAAGTCATCAGGTGGTCTAGTGCAATGTGCTGCTCTGTGATAAAAAGTGCGACCACATTGAGTGAAATGCTTGGGCTCAATGCCACGTCGTTCTGCAACAAATGGTGTAATGCCACTAATCATCAAACATTGTTCTGCGGCCGCTACACATTCGGTACGTGCTAGGTAGCTGTCTTCTTTGCTGGTAGTGCGAGTTAATAGATCGTAATTGTATTGTATACAGTTGGGTTTGTCAAAATTTTTGGCTAGCAGTGCAACCAAATATGCGTTCACGTTGTCATTAAGATCAAGATGGGCTGATGATTCCGCTTCAATTACCAATTCTCTACAGGTCTGTAGGTAGATTTGATAGTTGCTCATGATCTATTCAGGTTTATTTCCTCATCACGCAATGCAGTGTAACGAGCTTCTAGTTCACGCAGGTCATTTGCGGCATCACTTACACCATGCCAGTCAGCTTGCTCAACCTTCATTAAAAGATATTGAATATAAGCGTTACGCTGCTCTTTTGGGCTCATAGTTTGTTATTGATCATTGCCTTGGCATCAGTGCCAACAATCTTATCATAGTCACGCATGCTTAATGTGTTACCTGCCTTGCCCAAACTAATTAATCGTTCTGCTACATCATGCAGCTCTAGATCAGTTTTGGCATCTTCACGTGCGTATTCCATAATTCTAATCAGTAGAGGAATATCCATTTTTACTGAATCAGTTGGGTTATTAATTTCTGATTTAGTCTTAAACAGTTCTTCTGGTAAGGCAGCTTCTTTCACTGATTTCATGTTTTCCTCCACGCTTTCCTTCTTAGCTGTTTTTGCTGCATCACGCCAAGCTTGTGCAGTGGGTGCGCCCTTAGTTCCAGGCTTGCGCATACGCTCCCCAGATCCCTGTTTGATTCTCCTGCGCTTGGCCTGTACATTGGCATATAGTCCTTGCTTGGCTTCCGCCACACCTTGTTTTCTAGCACGAACAATCTTAAACTTGTGACCAACCTTGTCACCACGATTTGCCGCTACTAATGCATCTTCTGCATCTGCTTTACCGCGATGTGGACTGACGATTTTACCAGTGGTTATGTTTTTAAGAAAATGTGTCGTATATTCGTTTGCACCCATATCCGCATACTTTGATACCTTTGTTTCCGCCATGTCTTTTTCATTAGGTTTGGGCACTGGGTTGCCAGCTAAATCTTTGTCACCGATGTAAACTCCCCGTTCATCATGGCTTAGCGGATTCTTTTCAAATGGTTTGCCTTTACGTGCTTTACGTGCTGCTTCCACATCCTGTATGGCATCTTTCCAATAGCCTTCCGCCACACCTTGTTTAGGTCCTTTCCAGCCAACAATTATTGATTTATTTTGATTTGTCTTTTTATCCTTATACGAAATTTCTGTGTGCAATGGTTCATCTCCAGAAATTCTATGATCTGAACTGCCTCGTGTAACAGTACCAATAACTTTGTGACCTAATTTTTTCAATTTTTCCACGGTAGCGTGAACTCTAATGGCATGTCGGTCGTCAGCCTCCATATAGCCTTCCGCCACACCTTGCTTCTTTTGAATCTTGAAATTCTTTTCCATGGTGCCATGCTCCACTCGCTTGATCATACGATCATACACAGCCTCTGCTTCTTCACGTGTATCAAATGGACCATCTATGGTTTTATTGGTGTCAGAATTTACTATGAAATATTGTGCGGTTAATGCTCGAGCCGCTTTGGCAACCCATGCGTCTTTGGCCGCTTGTTGTTCGGCGTCGGGACGATGCATCCGTTCCCACTGCCGTATCACGTTGGCTGTGGTGACATCATCCTTGTTTTCTGCCATATCCTTTTTTGGTTTATATTTTTCTGCTTGTTGTAGGTGGTGTTCTTTGGCTTTACCTTGGCTAATCCTCGCAGCTTCCAAATGATAATGATATAATTCGTCTCGGCTCTTGGGTTCACCTGTGTTTGCGCTTTCCATCTTATCAGATTCATAAACATCACCCCGGTCATCGGCATTGAACGCACTTTGGTCTTTTCTAGCCTGTGCCGAAGGCGAAAGGGGTTTTCTTTGAACCAGTGGTTGTCCATTGTTTATTTTCACCAAGTAATTCAATTCTTTGGCAATAGTTTGCGCTTCTCGATTGTTTTTATATGCTTGGTAAAAGAAGTCATTTTTGATGGACTTATTGCCAATTACCTCCCACATTGATCCAACTTTCCTTACACCAAATTTTGTGTCAACTTCAAAGTTTGTCCCATTGGTATCAGTGTACAATTTATCGAAATATGCTTGGTCTACCACATTGGGTGTTTTATTGAAGTGTTGTTTCACTGTCAAGGTTACACCACGCATCAATGAAGTGTTTGACCGTAATTGGCCACCTTCCGCCACACCTTGCTTTCCACTTATCCAATCCCGATGCATCTTTGCTCTCATGTCGTGAAACGCGGCTTTTCGTGGTGTGGCTCTATCAGCACCCTTTAAGTGATATTGGATAGCCTGCTTGTGTTCTAATGGAGAAGCATCTTTGAAGGTTTTGTATCTTAGGTGAGATAAAGGATGCCCAGCAGCCGGAGTCAAAAATACGGTATCAGTGTCATTGAAGCCTTCCGCCACACCTTGCTTTATTGCGTGAACTGGAACGATTTTGCTTTCATACTCACCGATATCAACAACATACGCCGGTGAATAGCCACCTTTTCCTGGTTCATAACGGACTACTTTCCCTGATACCATCTTACCTTTGTGTGGTACCATTACTGAAGAACCAGCCTTTAGTATGTCTAAGCCTTCCGCCACACCTTTTACATGCCAAGTTTTGTGACATTGATGGCATTCTTTCTCACCATCACTGTAGGTTTTGATATCGGTACTGTAACAGCCCGGGCAATGTGTACTGGTAGTAGGTTTGGCACCGGTACCTGACTTTGCTTGGCGTTCCAGTTCACGCTTTTTCTTGGCTTTTTCACGGCGACGTTCAGCTGCGACTTCGGGATGAACATATTTGCCGCCGCCGGGTTTCTCACCACCAGCCCAACCATAAGTGGTGCGGAACCATTTTCCTTCCGCCATTTCCTGCTTGGTACCTTGGAAGTGTGCCCATGCTGCGGATTCATCTGCACCAGCATCCAACATACGTTTAGCTTCTTTGGCGCGTGTTAGTACCGCAAATGCGTGTTTGCGTTGTGTTTTTGTTAACTCACTGGACTTTGCTGTCTTCATTTCACGTGCAATGATTTTGGCCAGTTTAGCCCTTGTGTCACCGCTATTTTCTGTCACACCTTCGGAAACGCGCCATGGATTATTTTCACGAGTTACAACGCCTGGCATTCCGTTATCATCAGCTACTTGGTCCCAGCTTGATTCCAACCAATGATCATAACCTTTTTTGTCTACATGCAATTTAATTGCGCGATTCAATACTTTGTGTTGCTTTTCAGCAGGAATGCCCATGCGTTTTAGATAGGGATACATCCAATCTCCAGGATCACCATCAGGAAATATATTACCCCAGACATTCTCGGCCTTACGCGCAATAGCGGCGTAATCAATTGGAGTCTTTTTAACTCGTTCGGGACGTGTCGCTTGTGGTACGTTTTTAATTTTCAAGTCAGGATGTAACTGTTTCAAAAACTTTTGTTCATCGGGAGATTTTTTACTCCATACAGCATGATCAATGCTATGTGCCACTGGTTTAGCTTCGTTAGTGGTTTTGGGTTTAGATTTCTTTGGCGCGATATCGGGGTTTTTGCTAGCCCATTCTGCCTTACCCATTTTGTAAGCTGCAAGGAATTCGCGTCCTGACATGTTTTCATAGTCTTGACGCTCGATATCTCTATTCTTTACCGCACCCTCATTTAACGGCTGCGACTCCTCACCAAATAAATCTAATACATGCATGTTTCTGTCCTCAGGATATCAGTATTTATACTAATATGCAATCAATCATCAATAGGTAATAGTCTTTACTGCTGGGTTTTTTAACTGACAACTTGATCGTATCCACTGCTGTAAACACATAAACACGCCCATATTTTAGCGACACGGTGTCAGCACCAGCATGCAGCTCATAATGCCCTTGATCGCTAAGTGGCATCGCAATGCGAACATGGTCGTGGTCTAATGCTTCAGTCTTGGCTAACGTAAGAGTATTGATCGCTAGTTTTTTGTATAGCTTTGCTGATACTTTGGCTAGTTCAACCCTAGTGATGTCAAGGGGAAATCCACTGAGGCAATCCCAGTTGTTCACATTGCATTGATAGTACCAGGGCACTGCCGTGGCATGATAGCCACGGCGGATTCGTTTGAGTTCAGACAACCGACTTAAAACGTCGGTGTCCACAGAATTTGAATAAACAGTCATTCATTACTTTGAAATTACATAGCTGCTGGATTGCCCAAGTCGTGCTGTTTAGCGTCACGTGAGTCCCACTGTGCTTGTGCATCCTGTTCAGCAGCCTGCTGATATTCTGGGCTGTAGTCTGGATCAGTGATTAGATACTGAATCATGTGATCGTCAACTTTAGCAGCAATATTGTTACCAGTTACGTCACCACCAGTTAACTTAACATTTAAACGTCCGGTTTGTGGATCTGGAGTAGCAATATAATTTACATATCCTTCTACTTCTTCACCATCGTCACCAATCCAAGTAACATCTGTGCTGCCTTCAAAACTTTCAGGATCGAATCCTTCGTTTACATGCACTTGATATTTTTTCCAAAGACTTTCTTCTAGTGGATTGTCGTTTTGACGTGCATTACCATTAGGTGTTTGCACTTGTTTACCAGTCATTGACACAACTGGATTCTCGTCAAATACTTGCTCTGCTGGTTCTGTGGTAGCGTCAGCAAAATGTCCGTCTTGTTCGCTTTCATCCACCATTTCTTCCATACCGCCGCAGGCTGCACCATCCATTACTGCAATCTGTGGCATAGGTGCCGCAGTTTCACCACCAGCTAAACGCATTAAGTCACGCATCATGCTGGCTACTTCACTGCCGCTGGCTGCACTTGCATTAATACTGATGTTTGCTGGTGTATGTGCACCCATTGTGGTACCCATCATGCCGCATTCATTTAAGCCAGCTAGTTTTCTCAAGTCAACCAAATCATTGGTCTCTGTGATCATTTTGCTTTCGGTTAGGTTTTTAGCTTTGCGCTCAGCACCTTCACGAACCAATGCGCTTGCAACTTTACGTCCCGTACGCAATGCTGCAAAATCAGCACCGGTAATTGCATTGTTTGGCTTGGCTGCTTTAGCAATCTTCATTTGCTTGGGTGTTAGTTTGGTTTCTTTTACTCCAGTGTTCTTACGTGCGCCAGCAATTTTGTCAGCATAGGTAATCTTGTCCTTGGGCTGGGCCAATGCAGCGAATTTCTTTTGCTTGGGTGTCATTGCTGTTTCTTTAACTTTGCTTTTCTCTGGATGCATGCCATAGTATGCGCCCAGTGCTTGTTTCTTACGCTGTGCTTTGCTCTTACCTTTGAAACGAGGATCTTCACTCTTTTGGAAATCACTAATGATCTCACCAGCAGATGTTTTCTTAGTAATGACTTCTTGCACTTTCCCCCAGCCACCTTTGGCGCGAATAGCAAATGATAACTCACGCATACGGCCATATTCCTTGCTGCCTTTTTTGTGTGGGCCCGTTTTCTTCAATGCGTTATAGCTCTTTAGCAATTCTGCTTTGGTTTTACCAGCATACTTGCCTTTTTCGCTGGGTGATACTTTAGTTTCTGTGCCCCATTTTTCATTCAATTTTCCTTCAGGCAGCGCACCTTTTGGTCCAGCAATCTCGTAAGGATCCTGCTTTAAATTCTTTTTATTACGCATGTGAGCTTTGTATTCGGGACCATATTTTCTCTTAGTCAAAATACCTTCACCAGACTTGGCGCGTAAATCAGCGCGGCGTGCTAGCTCATCGCTTTCTGCAACACCTTGCTCTGCTGGCACTGCAAATGTAACTCTACCTTCTCTTGGTTGATCAAAACGCCAACCTTTTTGTCTAAACATTCTAAAAAAGGGATTGATTGCGGCACTTATATTTTCTACACTGGCACCAGGTCCAGTTTGGCCAGTACCATATCCCCTTGTTCTATCGTCAACTCTTGGATTTACCACTAAGGTTAAACTACCATCTTTGTTCCACATCTCTTCAACATTGGCGGAAGTTGCACGTTCTAAGGCTTGTTTAATTTTTTCGCCATAAGCTAAAGTTGCGCGTCGATCCCACTGAGGTTCTGTTTGCAGAACCGCTTCATCCAAATCTTCTCTGTCATCATCATCTTTTTGTTTGCTGCCCCCATAACGATGACCTTTGACCTTACGTGGCTTTTCCTTGGTGCCAACTTCGTCTTTGTGCTTTTTGCTTTTGTGTTTTTTAGCTGCACGGCGATCGTTCAAATCGTCAATACGACCTTCCACAATGTGTTCTTCAATGACCTGTAGGTTAGCATCACCATTAATCTTGCGTGTACTTTCCAGGGCCTGTTTGACATCAGGGCTGGTGTTTTCTTTGCTTAGTTCAGTTAGCTTGTTCAATACGTTTATCATTTTCATGGTACAGGTCCTTAACGGTTCTTATATGGGTCTGGAATCTTGTTTTGTGTACTGCCAACAGGACTCATCTTACCCTGCGGTAAATCATTCGTGCTTTTTGCTTCGGTGTTGTTAACTACTTCAAATTCATATTTGCGTTTCTTGCTATCAAAATCTTTTAGTATGATCTTGATGTTTTCATCACCATAGAGTTCTTTTACTTTAGGATCACTTTTATCATAATCCTGCATTAGTATGGGCTTGCCATCTTTTTCGTCTAGGTCTAAACGAACAGTATCTTGCTCTTGCGCTTCGCTACCAACATAAATGTGATTGCCAGCACACTTACAACCCAAACGAACTGCTTCTTTTACCTGTACATCAGTTGCTGGGTAAGCTAATTCAGCTTCCATAGCTTGTACAGTAACAGCACCCAAATGTTCAAAACCCAATGGGTTTTGTTGAATGGGCAGTCGTTTTGGTTTGCTTATGTTGACCAATTTGTATGCCTGTAGCTGCTGCTCTATGGCATCAATTTGTTCATCAGTTAGGCTATCTACAGCAATCTTTATTTTGAAACTGTAGGTTCTTGCACTTTCGGTTAGGTAATGGGTTAGTGATTTCATTGTCTTTATCCTATCACAATATTTATTCGTTTTCATTCTTTTTTGCTTCTGCAAGTATAGTTTTTAACAAGCTATTACGATCTATTACCGTAGCTTTACCCTCAATTTCCTCTGGTTCTGCAGGTTGCGCCCCGGCCGGTGCTGAATTATTTGTTTTATCCAGCCTAGCTTTTTGTATTTGTAACTGTACCATACGCAGTTTTTTGTCTATCTTTGCCTGTTTGGCAGTTATGGCATGTCCTAAAAGCACACCAGCAGTTTGAAATATTTGCCCACTGATGCGCGGTTCCACATTCATTCCTAGATCCATGAGATCGTTAAACTTGTCTTTGGCCAAATTAGCTAGTTCGTCTAGTTCACTGTCACTGGACTCTAATGCTCGTACTTGCGGCAATGCATTATCTATTTTATCCAGCGCGGCATCAACTTCCTCTAATACTTCTATGGGTAAATTTTCTTCTACCTGACTAGGAGTTGGTGGTATGTTGAACAATTCTTCTAAATGTTTGGTCATGCTGTATTTACCGCTTACGAGCAGCGCCAAAAATTTGGTTTTCGGTTACTACCCTAAAGCTCATGCCGGCACCTTTGCAAAATGCAGTGGCAGCACGCCATTTAGCTTGATTACGTGCTACTAGGGCCTTGTCTCTGATGCTCTTAGCTTCGGTTAGTGATGCTTCTTTGCTGGGTTTGACTTCCACTATCTCCGCATGATTTTGACCCTTGCGATCCTGATACACTACGAGAAAATCCGGTATATAATTTTTCTTGTGCCCAGTTAGTGGATCTATATAGGGTATAACTACACTTTCACTGGCCCAGGCAATTACCGCTGGATTATTATCAAACAATCGCATGACCCCATATTCCCAAGAACTTCGATATAGAGGCGCTCTTGTACCAGTATACTTTTCTGGATTCTGTAGTTTATATTCGCCCTTTAAAAATCTATTGGCCATTAGGGCAAAAGTGTTCTATCTACTAATGCATTGCTGCGACGTACAGTTCTAAATCCCAAAAAGCTTGTGTTTTTCCTATTGAAATTTAGTGCGGTAACCATGAACATATTAATGTCCTGCATACTCATGGTCCTAAAATTATCTAATAGTTCGTTTGGGTCTAAGTTTTGTGTTTTAACTACTTCAATTAATGCAGCAACAATATTAGCTGCGGCTAACTTGTTACCATTAGTTTGTTGTTCAAAAAAAGCTATAGCACTGTCGTAAAAATTCTGACTGACTCCACGTTCTTTCACAAAATATTCTTCAAAATATCGCTGTGTTTCTGGTTTGTCTATTACTGGTAAATTGCTGTAGTTGGCCATAGTTTATGGAGTAGCTTGTTTAGGTTTGTCGCTGTTGGGGCTGGGGAATTTAAATGGGCCATTAGCTGTATTGCGTATGACATTGCGAATGCTGTCTATAGATTCCTGTTTTGCCACGGCTTTAAAATCAAAGTTTTTAAGATTTTGACTAGCACGTAATGCACCCAACGCAGCGGCACCAAAGTTACCTTCACCCAAATTATCTGCAATGTTTGCGGCACTATCAATAAGACCACCTGGACCCAATATGCTTTTTGTTCCACCACCCAAGGGACTTAATGGACTTGGCTGTGTGTCATAATGCTGTTGTGCAAATCCGCTTACGTTACCACTGCCCACATATCCTTGACTATACTTAACAGTTTCATAACTTACACGCATGGAATGTTCCATTGTGCCTGTACCCTGACTTACATCGTGCCTACCATGTTCAAAATTGTCAATCTTGGGATTAATTAATTCATATAAACTATATTTTTTTAAGCTTAAACTGTAAATCTTGATACTTGTGAAAAAGTTTTGTGCAGCACCTGTATCACCACGTATTGTATATCCCCACTGATCAGTAATTCTAGGATCATATGTGTTGATAACTTTATACTTGTCAACGCCATAGTCTGTATCTCTGTAATAATATTTAAGATAAGCTTGCCATAAATCACGGGCTACGTTTTGTGAATCGTCATGCATTACTAACTGTACCGGTTCGTAATCCAGTTTACTCTGCACAATCTGTTTGCGGTTATAAGCATTTAACACTTTGGTGTTAAGTTTGTATTTGGGAAGGTCCACACTTTTTACTAACATTCCTACTTCTAATTTTTTCAAGCTATCCCAATTCTGAACCAATGACCTAGCTGATGAATTAATATTGAAGTATACGTGATAAAGAAATTGTGTTTTTGGCGACAGCTCGTAACCATTTGATACAAACAATTTACTAGCATGTTGGTAATCACGCATATTCTCACTTTGGCCCAGGCTCTTTAATAAGCCACTGCCAGTGAGACCGGTTATAGGTTTAAGAATGCTATCTAATATGGACATATAGATATTTATGCATAAGAAAAAGCCCGGTTTTTCAAGCCGGGCTTAAGATTTCTTATAGTTATTATTAACCAGTTACTACAGTACCTAATGCACGAGTTACTGTAGCACCAACACCTGTGCCAACTGGCGTTTGCACTGCGTTGTCAAACTTAATGGTCATTTGAATTGTAACTGGATCATTTGTAGCATAGTTTACTGTTTGGTAATCTACTTGACTTACTAAGCAACCATACAGTTCCCAAGTTTCTAACACAGTGGGAGTGCTTGCACCATTGCCGCCATCCAGCATTTCGCAACGTGTGATGAACTTGTAGTCAATACCAGAAGATGCACTGGCCTGTTCCATGAAGTCAAATTGTTTCTGTAGCTGTTCACCAATCAGTTTGCTAACCTGTCCCTGCATGTCGTCACGGAAGGTTACTGTAACATCCTGCCACTCTGGCTTACCAATTAGCTTTACTTTGCTGTTGTAAGTATCAATTACGATATCACCAAAGCTAACTGTGGGGCGCTTAAATTCTGTTACTTGCTTTGTTAATTCTGTACGTGGAGTACTGACACCAAAGTTTTCAAAGGTCACTCTAAAACGATATTGCAGTTTGGGCATTAACAGGCCCTGGCTGCTGGCGCTTTGATCACTTGCTAGTGGTACTGTAAATTTAGTTAAACTTGCTACTGACATTTTTGTTACTCCTGTTAGGATATACTAATATTTATCGTTGTTACTGTTTACAACACTGCTGCAC